TTAGGAGTTGAAAAAGTAACCCTTCTTTGCTAGAGAAGGAGGACTTGGGGAAGTGGTGGGGGTAGGCGAAGGATCAGGTGGATCCTCAGCAGCAAGGGTGATCGGACGAGCGATCAGGAGTGGGGGAGAGAAGAGTCCAGAGACACCAAAATCGTCTCCGAGTGCATATTGGGAGGCAATGATTTTGGAAGTGGCAGGAGCAAGGACCGTGCAGGTGACAGGTACGTCAGCATGGCGGATTAGTGCTCGTTGGTAAACCACTCTATTCCAATAAGGAATGGTAATGTCAGAAGCTGTCATTTCCATACCATTGGCGATGTAAGGGGTCTTGGATTGGAGGGGGGTGTAGGAAATAGCCGTAGCTGGAGGGTCAAAGGTCATCCGGTGTCGAATGCCTCCTCTTACCCACTTAAACATAGCGAGTAAGACGAGCATGTCAGTGTCTCCTTGAAAAGGTATACCAGCGCCATCGGTATCACAGATGTCTGTGCGGATGACGGCAGTGTTAGTACCAAGAGGAGCGATGTCGGGGTCGGGAGTGAGACGTTTGCCTAGGGTCAGGTAATCGTCATACTGTTCGGAATCTGCAAAACCAATGATCTGGTAGTGAGATGACCCTTCGACTATCGGGACAGCGTCAAGAACGTCGTCCCTCACGTAAGATTGAGTTGTGGCGGTCTTGGGAACACGAGAGGTCCGTGCACCAAGAAATTGGGAGAATTGCATATCGGCACCAGCAGAAACGAAGACAGCAATATCGACGGTTTGAATACCAGTGACGGAGACAATGGGATTTACAACTTCAAGTTGAAGAACTCCAGTGGATTGAGAGGGACCAAGAACAGTCCCAACAGGGGAGGAGGCTCTCCAGAGTGAGTCAGAAACGTAGGGAACATTGACAGTGATTTTCGTGTCGCCAGTGATGTCGATCACTCGAGACATAACGTCACCACCAGGGGAGGTGGCGACACCAGTTTCGAGGCCGGGTTGGAAACTCAGACGAACACGAGCGGAGGTGAATTTGGAAGCGAAGAAGTAGAAGGTGTAGTTTATGGAACCACGCCAGTAAGCAAACATCGAGGAGACTAAACCCATATAAGTGGGTAAGTAACCTCCATCGATGAAGGCCCACTCGTTGGCGGAAACTCTCCATTGGCCAATTTTGATACCTTGGCCGGCAATGCTGTTGAAGCTAGCCGTTGAATGGAAAGCGGGGGTCTGGATGATGCTGGAAATAGTTGGCTTCAGGCCACACGTGCTTAGTTGTTCGTCAGTCAAGGTTTGGGCATCTGGTCTCAAAGAGAGATTGATACTGTTGGCTGAACCATAACCATGGTAGGTATCGGCTGCTTGTCCGGGGACGACAAACATGGGAGCTTGAAGGGTAGTTGGTTTGTCAAGGAGCATGAGCATTCCTGCGATACTTTCAACAAAAGGAACAGCGGCTTCAACGCCAGAAATGACGCTAGAGACGACACTTCCAACGCCTTCGAGAGCGGCAGCTCCTTCACCAAGGATCTGGGTAAGGGGTCCGGATTTTTCTTCGGCTTCTTTGGTGTTGGTCTTTTTGCCATGTTTACCTTTACCCTTGTTTTGGGCAATGGCAACCATAGAAGTGACTTCGGGATCGACGAAACTTGCAAAAGTGGTGACGGTGATGGGAACTACTGAAGCAGCAGCCATGCGGAGAACGGAAAGGACCGAAAGGAAGACACGCGCGATAATGGACTCGCGGCCGTCAGCGGTAACAGTGTGAGGATTGATCCATTGCATAGGAAAATCCCATGGTATAGTCATTTCAATTGTTTCAGCAGTCATCGCAGAGATAACGATAGGGTGATTGTTGAAAAGTTGTTCACTTGCTATTACGTGGACAGCAGTCTCCTTACCAAGGAGAGGATCGGCGGTGGTGGTAGAACCGTAACCGGCGACGTGTGATGCAATGAGTGCACCGTAATGGTAGGGGGTGGTGTTTAAGCGAAAAGAAATCTTAACGCCTTTGCAGCGGAATAGGTTGTAGTAAGCTAGTTTATTAGCTATTTGAGGGATGTCGAAAAGGACCTTGGGGAAATAAAGGTCTTCAACGAGTGCAGCGAAAGCGGTAGATTCGATCCATGTTGCAGTTGCGACTTCGTAAGTACGCGACAAAACGGTGGATAATTCCTGGTCAGGGAGGGTAGCTGTGGATCTCCAAAGGTAGTCTGTTGATTTCTCAACTTCAACCTGGACAACAGCTTCACCTTCTTCGTAGGTGGTTAGTTGGGGGCCAGATTCGTTTCGATCTTCATTAGTTTCACGAAACGCGTCGGCAGAGGTTTGGGTTGTATTGGTGGTTGTGGCGGCAACTGAATTTTAAACTCTAATAGACCAGTCAGACTATTAGGCAATTTGGGGTTTTTGTCATGAGGACGCTGAAACAGCGGTCCACCTATAGGAGCATGACGCCCATCACATAGGATTTAAGTTGCGTTTATAGTCCGCCGACTTTGGTGTTTATGTGCAACTGGTTAACCAGCGCTTCTTATAGTCACTATAGGGTCGATAGAGTACATCGAACCCAGCGCGAGCGAGATTGCCATCAAGAATAGCTTTTTGCTCGGTGTAGACTTCTTCCCCGTGGAGGGAAAGTTCGAGAAGCATGGATTCAGTTTTAGAACGCATGCAAACGGAGATGTTTTCTCCAGCATCTTTCCAGTAATATTGTCCATCCATGATAGATTCAACATCACGTACTGAATGCCAGAATTGTTCGACTAACACGAATTTTCGTTGCAAAACTTTACACTCATGAAGTGAAACGTCAGCAATGATAGATTTCTTGTCAGCAGAAGTCATGGTGATTGCAAAGAAAGTGAACATGGCTTTGGCCACATATTCACTAGTAAACCAGGTGTGGCATCCTTTGCGGGTGGTGATAACTGCGTCGTCACCATAAAAGAAGGTGCGGATATCTCTGTCCCAAGCTTCTTGAGCTTCTGCAATTGTCTTGAAATGGACAGCAAAAACAAAGAAGTAGTAACAGCGAAGGAGGAGAGTGTTGATTTCAGCGGTGAAACGGTCACCGCTTGAGACTTTGCCTAAAACGTACATGATCACGTCATTAAAGACCCAGTACTGGTTTAAAGAACCAGTACTCCAAGCGTCAAAAAGCTTGGTCCACATAGGGAGCTGTGGGGATCCATCGTGAGCGGTGAGAACAGCTCGTTTAAGCAACTGATGAATAATTTTCAAAGAGTCAGAGTCCGCACCAACATCCATCCCGCTGATATCGAGGGCAATTACGCGCGAGATATCACAGTTATTGGAGGTGAGGTAGATGTAAAGGAAGTGGGATTGCATGCCAGTCAGGTCAATGCCGGGTCCGAACCAGAGGTTATCGGAAGATTGGGTCAATGAGCTGAAGAGATCGGCAAGGAGTTGGTCTCCCAAAAGGTGGTAATTCAAATCGCCAGGCATGTAAAGCCTGGCCTTGTTGACAGCTACTTTGTCCAGAGGTAAAAGTTCATCTTTCCATGAGAGGTTAGATACTTTGGGTAGAACAGTGCCATCATACATCTTTTGAACGAAGGAATCATACTCAGCTTGGTACTTTGGGGACATAGTGACAAGGGAGTCAGAATTCTTGATGAGACAGGGGGATTTTCCGTGACCAGGGAAAAGTTTGGAAAGGACAAGTCCTTTTCCAGCTTTAAGGTTAACGCCACCGGTAGTCCAATAAGAAGAGCCGTTCATGGCGTCATGGATAGTACCGAGAGGTTGAGAGGTCTTGGAGGAAGCAGAAATAAGGTCTGAGAAAAGGGTCTCAGAAGTGCGAGAAAAGAGGATGGGAGTTCGAGTCAAACGTTTAAATTTGGCAACATGACGGGCGGTGGATAAGCTCTTATTGAAATTTGCTAAAGCAGGAATTTTCAGCGGAGATCCGGGAATGCCAGTCTTTTTGAAACGACATTTAACGTTGGGATTAGACTTAAACTTTGATTTGACGTATCCAAGAGGGACAGTCATTGGGAAAGAGAAGATAGGTTCTTCGAATTGGACAGGTTTGCCAATGAGGCAATCTGCGATTTCAGTGTTAGCATAAACAGTTTCGTCATCCATAAGGATTTCAAGCCATTCGCGGTACACGACTGCGCAGACGGGATCGCCCATGAGCTCAGCAACATGGATACCCATGATCTTGTCACGGGAAGTTGGTTGCTGGATGAACCAGGGTTCAGAACAATTGCCTTTGATGGAGGCACCCTTACCTACGAGAGTCGAAACACTGTCGGTGAAGGTGGTTTTCTGATCAAACACAGTCTTGAGATACATGGTCTCAGTCTTGAGTTTAGCACGTGTAATGAAACGTAGGGAGTAGGTAGGGTAACCATCCTCGTCATCACGACAACTAATAAAAGCGTCGTATTGACCATCAAGGGTATAGTCAGTATTCGAACGAAATTTGGAAACA